GGTAGGGGAGCGAGAACTCGCATCCAACCAGCCTATATTTTCGTTCATGGAGTCCCGGGATGCGGTAAGACTTTTTTGGTTGAGCACCTTATCGATGCACTCCGCAAACAACACGGTGACAAGTGGGGACTACACGAAGGAGGATCAGCTATCGGAACGTTTCAGCCAAAGGCTAATTTTCAATCGGATATCAAGCCAGAGGCGTGGGTGGTCAAGTTCAACGACGTTGATGTTGGATTGAAGGCTCCTCCATCAAGTGATTCTTTGGATCCTATTAGCTACATTACTCAGTTGGTTGATACCTGCCCTTTTGAAAATGAGTCCGCAGTTGCAGAAAACAAGGGGCATAATTTTATCCAACCTCTTCTCGTTGTACACACCTCAAATTTCAAGGATGCATCAGCAAGAGATCACCTCAAACTACCAGAGATTCTTTATCGGAGGATGACTCTCCGTTTAGAAGTTCGTCCGAGACCTGAATTCGCGAGTGAGCCCGATGATAAAGGCCTTACTCGATTGTTGACTAACAAGGCCAAGGCTTCTGGTACCTTTGATTCAATTATTGTGGACATTGAGAAATTCGTTGATGGGAAGTGGAGGGTTATTGCTAAGGACGCTAGAGTCTCCCAAGTCTTCAAGATTGTTTCCGCCTATTGTGATGATTGGTGGCAATCAGAGAAAAGGAGGGTTGAGGCTGGCGTTGTAGCAACACATTGCCCTACGTGTTTTCTTCCAAGCAATGCTACCTGTTCGTGTAATACCGACGATGTCCCTGCGACACTCCACGGTATCATCCGACCCCAAATGATAGATGTTTCAGGCACTTTTAGTAGGGTAAAGGAGAGTATTGTGGGGTTTGGTACTAGGTTGATCGCTCGTGATCTTGCTCGTGAGTTCCAGGAGGCAGCTAAAGAGAGCGCAAAAGCTATTGTTACCCATGCAGGCAAAATAACCCTCTTCCTCGGCCTGATTATAGCAATGGGTACAGCAGTCGCGCGGTCGCAAGCCCGTGTTAACAACGCTACTGAAATCTCCCCTGGATATATTAGGGCCGATGGAGTCAGAGCCCTTCCAATTAATCGGAAGAACCCCTCAACTTGGACAGCTGAGAACATGATCAAAGCTGTGAAGAGGAATTTTGTGAATGTTACGAATGGCAATGCACAAATAAGAGGCGTTATCGTTTCAACGGGTGTCGTTCTTGTTCCCACTCACATAGGGAAAGAGGGCGACACTCTGTCGATCCAACGATGTAACTTGCCAAATGAGAGAGTAGTTAAGACGCTCCTCAGAAAGCCCAATTACTTCGTTCTTCCTGATGCCGAGTTGATGTTGGTGCGAAATTCAAACTTGAGTGCCACTAGCGACATTCTCCAGTATTTCATTCCTGATGTCGATCTATCTATTTCGTCTTATGACCAAGGAATCATCTTTGGTCCTGATGAAGAGATGTACAATACCACTGATTGCAAAGTCATTAGGATCGGTACGGATCTCCGGTTAAGTACCAACTGTGGGACGAAGGATGGGGACTGTGGAATGCTGTACGCAGTTTGTCACAACTCGTCTTGGAAGATAGCTGGAATGCACTTCGCATTATTGGAAAGTTTCTCTGATTCCCGTTCTCTAGCAGCCTTTGTACCCTCACTGGTCATTAGGAAGGCAATTAATGATAATATGGCCTACAC